CGCTGACCGAAGAGGCAATTGAGGATAACCTCTATGACTCTCTGTCGCAGCGTTACACCAAAGCACTGGCTCGCGCTATGGCTTACACCAAGCAAGTCAAGGCAGCTTACGTGCTGAACAATGCGTTCAACACCGCAGTTACCTATGGCGACGGCGTGACCCTGTGTAACACGGCTCACCCGCTGATCTCTGGTGGCACCAACAGCAACCGTCCGACAACAGGCGCTGACCTGAACGAGACCTCGCTGGAAAATGCTGTTATCCAGATCGCAGCTTGGACTGACGAACGTGGTCTGCTGATCGCAGCGCGTCCCAAGAAACTGATTGTGCCACCGGCACTTCAGTTCGTTGCGACCCGTCTGCTGGAAACAGAACTGCGTGTCGGCACCAACGACAACGACATCAACGCAATCAAGAACAACGGCTCTGTGCCGGAAGGCTATCGCGTCAATCACTACCTGACTGACACGAACGCTTGGTTCCTGATGACTGATGTCCCCAACGGTCTGAAGCACTTTGTTCGTACCCCGATGCAAACCGGTATGGACGGTGACTTTGACACCGGTAACGTCCGTTATAAGGCTCGTGAGCGTTATAGCTTTGGCGTATCCGACCCGCTGGGCATCTTTGGCTCTCCCGGAGCCTAAGGAAAGGGGGGCTTTACGCCCCCTTTTTTCTGGTATATAAAGTAGTAATTCCGGGGTTTAAACAGGTGTTTGCGAATAGACCCGGCTAACGTCATGCAGATCGCTTACACCTAACTCGCATGAGAGGACAACATGGCAGTCTCTACTACCCAATCCATCTGGCGTTCGGGTGGCGGCGATCAAACCCGTACCGCATATTGCGGCACCGGTCTGATGGTTGCCGAATTTTACATTTCGGGCGCATCCGCAAACAGCGTTGCGGTTCAAGTTTCTTCGAGCAATACAGCCCCGGTAATTCTTCCGGTTGGCGCTGTTGTTGTTCAAATTAACGCTCTATGTGCAGCTACTGGCGGCACGACCCCCACCTTTGATATGGGCTGGATCGGTTATACCAACACTGCTCAGTCTGACGATAACGGTCTGGTTGCTGCTGCTGTTGCTACCACTGGCAAGCTAGTTATTAATTTTGCATCTGCTACGGCAGGCGATGACCTTAACACGGTTATTTCCTCTACCCAGATGGTAAAAATTACTGGCGGCGGCACAACTGGCGACGCGCCAACCGGTGGTTCGATCAGTGGTCAGATCCTGTACTACGTCACCGATCCGTACCTCGGTCAGCAAAACGTCTAATAAGGAGGCATCGCCATGATGCAAACAGACGTTAAAGGCGCAACCTGTGCGGCAAATGGCTCTACCACGGCTTACAACGGGCGTACCCGTTTAAAGGGGCTGTGGTATAGCGCAACTGGCGCGGGAACCATTGCGGTCAAAGACAACGCTACGACCCTGTTTACCCTGAATATCGGCGGCGCAGAATCCAATTATGTTCTGCTCCCCGGTGAGGGTGTGCTTGTGCAAACAAGTCTGGTGATTACCAACAGCGCAGCAGTCGCAGGAGTTGCCTTCTATGGTTGAGGAAAAGAAATTTGTGCTGGCGGGGAGAAGTCTGTTTGTTGCCATTCCGGCATATGACGGACGTATATGCATACATTCTGCATATGAATTGCCGCAGCTTGCTCTGGCTTCTCTAAAGCACAAGTTTTCTATCCACTTGGGTCACCTATCAGGTAGCTCAATCATCACCCGTGCTAGGAATTCTCTGGTCAATCAGTTCATGGAGTCTGATTGCACAGAGATGTTGTTTATTGACTCGGATATTCATTTCAAACATCAGGACGTTCTCCGGATTATGGCTCTTGGGTCAGACCGGGATGTCCTGTGCGGGTCTTATCCTCGAAGAGCGGCAGACCAGAAGTTCTTTACCGACATCTATTACAACGAGCATGGCGGCGTAGAACTGACGGAAAACGGTCTTCTGCGGGTAGAGCGGATTGGCACAGGATTCATGTTTATACGCAGACATGTTATCGAGAAGCTAATCAAAGACCACCCGGAATGGAAATACTGGGTCAATGTAGAAAACAAGCATCACTATGCCTTATTTGATTTCAAGGTAACGCCAGAGGGATACATGGGCGAGGACTACCTGTTCTGTGATCGTGTAACAGAGGCAGGATTCAAGATCTATGTAGACCCGGAGATCAATCTAGGTCATTTTGGAAACACAGAGTTTACGGGGCATTTTGGTAAACAAGTCCTTCAACCCATGATTGAAGAGACACTACTTCTACAAAAGAAGGTGGCAAATGGCTAAGACTCCAGCATGGCAAAGATCAGAAGGCAAGAATCCGAAGGGTGGTCTGAACGCGAAAGGTCGCGCTTCAGCAAAGAAGCAGGGGATGAATCTCAAGCCCCCCGCCCCTCACCCCAAGACCAAAGAATCCGCTGGTCGCAAGGCATCGTTCTGCGCTCGAATGTCAGGTATGAAAAAGAAACTGACAAGCTCAAAGACAGCGAACGATCCTAACAGCCGGATTAACAAATCTTTAAGAGCGTGGAACTGTTAAATGGAAATGGTTTTATGGAACACCGCCATCACGGTCATTTTGGCATTGATCGGATGGGGTTGGAGAATCAAAGACAAGGAACTGGAATCTCAGAAGGAAGAACTTCAAAGACTCCAGATCCTGTTGAATCGCACCCGCGAAGAGGTGGCGAAAGAATATGTCACGAAGGTTGAGGTCCATGCAGACATCAATCGGGTTCTAGACCGCCTAGACCGGCTTGATGCAAAGCTAGATAGATTGATGGAGAGAGGTAATGGATAAAGTTCGTACCGTGATGAAAGAGTTTAAACGTGGTGATCTGAAATCCTCTTCGGGTCAAAAGGTCACCAACCCCAAACAGGCTATTGCCATAGGTCTTTCCGAGGCGGGCCTTTCCAAGAAAGCCAAAGGAGGCGAAATGAAAGAGTCAAAAGCAATGGTCAAGAAGGAAGTGTCGTTCATGAAAAAGAAAGGCGCTCCTGCATCCATGATCAAACATGAAGAATCTGAGATGAAGGGCAAGGTCAAGAAGATGGCTTCTGGCGGTCTAACCTCTGGGCATAAATCGGCAGATGGCATTGCCAAGAAGGGCAAAACCAAGGGCAAAGACATCAAGATGGCATACGGCGGTAAGTGCTAAAAGGAGTTGCCATGAAAAAGGTCAAGAAATACGCCGGTGGAACTTCTGAAGACGACATCAGCAAACTTAAAGAAGAAGGTTTGAAGGCATCAAAAGATGACAAGGTTGGGTTATTGGATCGCCTCCGCATGGGTAACATTGACGACCCAAAATCTGAGGCTTATAAGCGTTTTGGTGCTGGTCGTGGTCTTGCTGAACGTACTAAGAGTATTCCTGTAGGCGAAATAAAGACCACGGATTCTGGTCGTGGTGTTCCGGGTTTTGGTGGTCCAATGCTTCCCAAACCCACCCCTGATACCCCAGAAGTTTCCATGCCAGTTGGTTTGCGTGGTGCTTTGACCGCACAGGGAACTGGAGAAGGTGGTGTATCTCCCGGTGTAGAGGGTCCTAAAGTTACCCCGCGTCCTCGTCCTCGTCCTGTTGCAAAACAAGACAAAAAACCAATCAATATTAGTACTGGTGCAAGTGGTTTTGGCACGGACGAAAAAGGTATTGCACAGCGTCGCATGGAAGGTTTAAAGGCTCCAAAGACATCCGAGCTTCGCAGTGTTGCTCGTACACGCGCTGGCACTCCAATTAAAGAAACGATGGATGCTAGGAACAGGGCTGGTCAGAAAGTTTCTTCTGGCTCTGATGCTGCATTGCCATTGTTAGGTCTTGCTGGGCTAGGTCTTGGCGCAGCAGCTTTAAATAAACGAGGATTGCGTGAAATGCAAGATGCCGAAGCTGGGGCAGGAGAAGCTTCCCGTGAAGCAGAAAGATATGGTGGCAGGGCTGGCAAGTACATCCAAGAAATAGACCCCATGTTTACAGGCAGAGCAGGGTTTGAGCAGGGTCCTATGAAAAAGGGCGGTAAGGTCAAAGCCAAGCCAGTTAAGAAATATGCATCTGGGGGCAAGGTCAGCAGTGCATCTACCCGCGCTGACGGCATTGCCAAGCGCGGTAAGACCAAGGGAAGGATCTGCTAATGGCTAAATATGAAAACCAAAACTACAATGATTTGTATGAGAGAAATACAGCAAGATTTGCTGGAGATGATGGCGTAAAAGGTGCTAAAACCAGAAGGCAATCAAGCTCTACGGTTGATAGATCTGGTAATCCTATGACAGCAGTTAATGTAGGAGTGCAAAGACCTGAAGGTATTCCAAAAACATTAAAAAAACCAATAACATCATTTAAAGGCTTTGGCGGTGGTAGTGGTGGCGCAGGTGTATCGGATACCCGCGAAATGCAGTTGGGCGCAGACCTTGACCCGAAAGCAATGATGAAAAAAGAAGGCTACAAAAAAGGCGGTAAAGTTTCTGCTTCTAGTCGAGCTGACGGCATTGCCAAACGCGGCAAAACCAAATGTAAGGTGTATTGATCATGGCAGTCACTCCATTAGATGTAGAGCAAGCCAAGCTGGATGCCAAGAATAAAAAGAATCAGGACAACATGGAAACTGGCATCTTTGGTAAACCAGTCACCCTTCCCGGCAAACCCGGCGATAAGTCCAAGCCTGTCAATTTACCGGGCAAGCCGACTAAAGCTAAGTTTGGTGAGGGCATGACCAACTACCGCAAGGGCGGTTATGTAAAGGCTGCTGACGGCATTGCCAAAAAAGGCAAAACGAAAGGACGAATCCTATGATGGCAAGCCGAGGCATGGGGGCGATTAGGGAATCCAAAGTTCCCAAGCCTCGAATTGTTAAAAAAAGGGATGGCAATTACCCAGTTGAGATTTACGCCAAAGGCGGTGAGGTTTGGAACAAGCCCCGCCCGGAAGGACTAGGGAAGCCAAAGAAACTTAGCCCAGCCAAGAAGGCAAAAGCCAAGGCGATGGCAAAGGCTGCTGGTAGGCCCTACCCGAATTTAGTGGATAACTTAAGAGCAGCGCGTAAAAAATGAAACGATGCCCTGTTTGTGAAACAGAGAAAAACTTAGATCAGTTCTGGAAAGGACAGTATCTTTGCATACCGTGCCAAAAACACAAACAGAGGAATAGTTGGGAAAGCCGGTCGCCAAAAAAGCGTCTTGAGCAGCATTTAAAGTATAAGTACGGAGTCACCCATCAAGAGTTTTTAAATGCATGGGACTCTCAAAAAGGTTGTTGTGCCATATGTGATGTAGAGCTTCCTGATTTAATGACCTATGAAAATAGGAAGCGTAAATATGCGATTGATCACAATCATGAAACCGGTGATTTTCGCGGTATTTTGTGTCTAAATTGCAATTCATTGCTTGGCATGGCAAAAGATTCTGTTGATGTTCTTGCAAAAGCCATAAGTTACCTTGAAGAAAAAGGTTCTTACGGTTTAATGCTGGTTGACAACATGAGGGCAGCAAAATGACAACCACCGGCTCCACTCTATTCAATATGGAGTTCACGGAGATCGCCGAGGAGGCGTGGGAGAGGGCTGGGCGCGAGATGCGCAGCGGTTACGATCTCAAGACTGCTCGTCGTTCCATGAACCTTTTGACGATTGAGTGGGCAAACCGTGGTATCAACATGTGGACAATCGAGCAAGGGACGATTACGTTCGAGCAAGGTTTAAACACATACCCACTACCTATAGACACGATTGACCTGTTGGAGCATGTAATTCGTACAAACGCCAACCAGCAGAACCTGCAAACTGATTTAAACATCAGCCGCATCAGCGCATCGACCTACGCAACAATCCCAAATAAGCTCACTCAAGCTCGTCCAATTCAGATCTGGATACAGCGGTTGTCTGGTCAGGTTGGTCCTGCCGGGGCTACCTTGGTTGGCAACCTTACTGCCACAAGCAACACGATCACCCTAAGTTCCACAAATAACTTAGCCTCAAGTGGATACATCCGGATTGACAGTGAAGACATCTACTACGGTTATATTTCTGGCAACGTCCTGATGAATATATTCCGTGGTCAGAACAACACAACCGCCGCATCCCATACCACTGGCACAACGGTCTATGCGCCGCAGCTTCCAGCCGTTACTGTCTGGCCTACGCCTGATGGCTCCCAGACCTACACGCTTGCCTACTGGAGACTGCGCAGGGTGCAGGATGCGGGTAACGGTGTCCAGACGGCAGATATGAACTTCAGGTTCTACCCATGCCTAGTCGCAGGATTGGCTTATTACATCGCCATGAAGATCCCAGAAATGGCATCAAGGCTGGATATGTTGAAGGCTGTCTATGACGAACAGTTCAATCTGGCGGCAGGGGAAGACCGGGAAAAAGCTGCTCTGAGACT